ACTTTTATTATTTAATTTAGTATTTTTGTATTTAATAATTATAATGAATTTAGTTTTTAATTTAAAATTATTTAATATTTAATTATGTTATTATAAATAAATTTTTAAAAAAAATTCAAAAGAAAATATGTGGTTAAGAAATAAATATATAGTATTAATAAAAAAAAATATATTACTTATTGAAAAAAATAATATTATATATAATAATATTATTTTAATCAAAATAATTAATTTATTGTATCATTTTAATTTTAAACATTTATTAAAATATTATGATTATAATATTATATATGAAATGGATAATTTAATTGTATATGACGAAAATATAACAAGTACAAATATATATAAAATAATTTTAAATGCTGAATTAATAGATAACGAAAATATAATTAATATTAATGATCAAATTAAAAAATATTCTTTAAATATACCATTTTTTTTATTAATCTGTATTGAAAAATATAATATTAATTGTGAAATAAAATTTTATATTTTAGATGGAACGCGTACATATAAAATTATAGATATACTGAATAAAAAATTATGTGATTTGATATAAAATATTTTGTTATTTGATATAATAAAAATTGATAAAAAATATTTAAGAATAAAGTATATAATATAAAGTATGAATAATAAAATAGATAATTTAGTAGATTTATATTTCAATCAGCCTTTAATTTTATATGAGCATTTATTTTCATCATTTCATCAATTTATAGAAGAAATAATTCCTTATTGTTTAAAATTGGAAAAAAATAATTTTTATGAAAATATGGATAGTCATTATATTCATTTTCATGGATTTAAATGTGATAATATAAGAATAAAACCGGCAACATTTGATAACGATAATGAAATAAAGTTTCCATCAGATGCTAGAAAAAATGGATTAAATTATTTTGCATCAATTGTAGTAGATATAAAACAATATGTCGAATCATTAAATATATTAACAAATGATAAAACAGTAAGAGAAATTTATAGTGAAAATAATATTGTAGTTGCAAATGTACCAATTATGGTTAAATCAAAATATTGTTCAACATCAATTAAAAAAGATATTCATGGTGAGTGTCATTATGATCCGGGTGGATATTTTTTAGTTAATGGAGCAGAAAAAATAATAATGTCAATTGAAAAAATGGTTGAAAATAAAATTTTATTATTTGTTAAAAAGGATAGTATGTATGAAGATGGATTATCTTATACAGCACATATAAATTCAAAGAAAAATGATTGGTCTGATAATTTACAAATAGCTACAATAAAAAATCGTAAGGATGGTATAATAAGTTTAACTAGTTCTCAATTAGTTGATATACCAATTTTTATATTATTAAGAGCTATGGGTTTAGAATCAGATCAAGATATTTTATCAAATATTTGTTATTCATTAGATGATAATAAGATGATAAATTTATTAAGACCATCATTAGAATTTTGTCAAGATGAAAATGGTAATAAAATAATAACAAAAGAAGAAGCTATTAATTATTTATTAACAAAAATAAATAAATCAAGAAGAATAAGTCAAACTGATGAAGAATTAGCAAAAAAACAAAAAGCGATAATATTAGATAAAATATTAAAACAAGATTTATTACATCATTTAGGTGAAGATATTCCTAAAAAACGTATTTATATATGTATGATGACTAATAAATTATTATTAGTGATGTTAGGTAGAATAGAAGCAGATGATCGAGATGCTTTACATAATAAAAGAATAGAAACTCCGGGTGTATTACTCGGTCAATTGTTTCGACAAAATTGGAAAAAAATGTTAAGTGAAATTGGTAAAAATTTTAGAACAAGAAATCAATCAGATGTTACACCTATAAATGTAATATCACAAATTAAATCAACTACGATAGAACAAGGTATTAAAACTGCTTTAGCAACTGGTGTTTGGGGTATGAATAGAACAAAAAATGGTGTTGCACAAGCTTTACAAAGATTATCGTGGATTCAATCACAATCATATTTTAGAAGAGTTTTGGCACCAAATTTAGATAGTTCAACATCAGCAATCATAACAATACGTATGGTAAATAATAATCAATATAAAATGTTATGTTGTCTTGCGGGTGATACCAAAGTTTTATTATCAAATAAAATTGATAGCAAATTAATTAAAAATATTAATGATACGGACGATGTATTAACCGTTAATAGTAAAACATTAGATTATATTAGTTCAAAAACAAAAAATCATTTTGAATTAATACCAGAAAAATTATACATGTTAAAAACTATTAATGGTTATACAATAAAAGCTACTGGAGATCATCCATTTTTAGTTAAAAATTTTGATAAAAATACGTGGATAAATTTAGAAGAATTAAACAAAAATGATAATTTAATCATGTTTAAAGATTATGATTATTTTGTTGAAAAAATAGAATCTATAACAGAAATACCAGTTGAACCAGTATATGATTTTACTACAATAAATGATAATCATTCATTTGTTGCAAATAATTTTGTAACACATAATTGTGTTGAAACACCAGAAGGTCAAAAAATTGGTATGGTAAAAAGTGTAGCTATGATGGCATCAATTACAACTCAAAATAATTCACAAGAAATATTATTAACTACAATATTAAAAGAAAATAAAAAAATTAAACATCCAGCAGATATAAATCCATTAGATATGAATAATTATGTTAAAATATTTATGAATGGAAATTGGTTTGGTGTAATAAAATTAAATTACGGATTAGATTGTTATTATATTTTAAAAGAAAAAAGAAAAGAAAATATAATAGATAAATATACAACAATATTATTTGATTATGAAAAAAAAGAAATAAGAATTTATTTTGAAGGTGGAAGATTAATTAGACCTTTATTAATTGTTGAAAATAACGAATTAAATTTAGCAAAAATAGATTCAAAAGATTTAAAAGAGATAAAAGATAAAAATAAAGCATGGAAAAATCTACTAAATAAATATAAAAATATTGTTGAATATGAAGATATAGAAACTTTAAATTATTTAATGCTTTCAGATAGACATGAAATTTTAGAAGAAGCAATAAATAATTCAAAAAGAAAAATAGAATATAATGAAGTATCACAAGTAAATAGACATGGTGATTATAAATATGTAAATTATACACATTGTGAGTTTCCGGGGTGGGTAATGTTTGGAACAACAGCAGCCAATTTACCATTTGCAAATCATGATTTTGCAACTAGAGCTATTATTAATTTTAGTCAAGTAAAACAATCTATTGGATTGTACTTAACATCGTATAAAGATAGAATGGATATATCACAAGTTTTATATCATCCACAAGTACCATTAGCTCAAACAAAAGCAATGAAATATAATAATTTTTTAGATATGCCATATGGAGAAAATGCTATAATAGCAATAATGTGTTATACGGGGTATAATCAAGAAGATTCACTCGTTGTAAATCAGTCAGCGATAGATAGAGGGTTATTTCGTGCAGATTCTTTAAAAGATTATCATGCAGAAATAGTAAAAAATCCATCTACGTCACAAGATGATATATTTACAAAACCAGATCCAAATAAAGTAACTGGTATGAAACAAGGTAATTATTCTAAGTTAAATGATTTAGGATTTGCACCAGAAGAAACAGAAATAGTAAATAATGATATAATAATTGGTAAAGTATCACCTATTCAACCAACTGGTAATAATAATAAAGTATATAAAGATAATTCAGTCCAGTATAAATCAAATGTTAAAGGTGTTATAGATCGAGTCCATACTGGAATATATAATGCCGAAGGATATGAAATGTATAATTTACGAGTTAGAATGGAACGCATACCAATAGTGGGTGATAAATTTTGTCAATATGGCTCATCTGAAATTTTAACTGATAATGGATGGATACAAATTCAAGATATTGATATAACAAAACATAAAGTTGCAACATTTAATAAAGATAATAATTTAACATATGTTAATCCATCTGAAAAGTTTGAATATGATCATGATGGTGATATGTATTATTACAAAAATAAACATGTACATATTGTTTGTACACCAAATCATAAATTATATGTTAAAGCGAGATCAAGTAAAAAATATGAATTTATAGAAGCACAAAATGTATTTGGTAAAATGTATAGAATGAAAAATAATATTATCAATAATTATCAAGACGTAAAAACAATTACAATTGGTAATAATAATTATGATTTAAATGAATGGTTAAAATTAATTGGAATGTATATTTCTGATGGATTTATAACTAATAATATATTATATATATCATGTATTAAAGATAGAAAAGTAGAATTTTGTGAAAAATTTTTGAATAATTTAAAAATAAAATACATATATTCAAAAGATGAAAAATTTATAATTAAAAATAAAGATATTATTAATCATATCAATTTAGAAATTGGAAATGGATCGTTAAATAAAAGATTACCTTCATATTCATGGAATTTATCAGAAAAACAATCAAGAATTTTATTGGAATCATTATTAGGAGGTGATGGATATACAACTAAAGATGGTCATAGTAGATATGGAACAATAAATTTAAATCTAGCAAATGATATAACTAAATTAGCATTTCATTGTGGATGGGCAGGTCATATTCAACTTGCAGAAAAAGTTGGTAAAGAATCAAACGGAAAACGTAATTTAGGAGTTAGAGCTGGAACAGATGTTCATATTATTCAAAAATATGATTATTATAAAGTTAGTATTATAAGAAAACATAATGAACCATGGATAAATAAAAAAAATAATAAATCAAATGAAGAAAAATATATAAAATATAAAGGAAAAGTATATTGTATTGAAGTTCCAGAATCTCATGTTTATTATACAAGAGAAAATCAACTATCACCACCAATATTAATTTCAAATTCAAATAGACACGGTTAACTTTTTCTGGCCGTAAAGTCATGTCAAAACCATGGCTAGTTTGCAAGTAGCAAGCAAAGTGTTCAAATTGCGGGAACATCCCAAATATTATGGAGATAATATGAAGTTAAATTCTACTAAATTAATATAGCAATATATTAATGGCTAATGTTAATTGCATTAGGTATAGTAAAAATGAATTTAATAATTGAGGGACAATCCGCAGCCAAACATCCTATTTATTGGGATGAAGGTTCAACGACTAAATGGATACTGGGTTAACAGCCTCAAGATATAGTCTAGTCCCACGTGAGAACGTGTTATGTTGTGAGAAGAAATATAATTTTCTTCTTGGCACAAGTTTTTTCTAAAAAAAAAATTTTGTGTGTAGTCTTATATATCCTACTTAATTAATATAGAAATATATTAATAGATATATATTGCGAAGGCATAAATAAGGTATAAAAGCAGAAAGGAACAATTGGTATCGCATTACCACAAAGAGACATGCCATTTACAGAACGAGGTATGATACCAGATATGATATTAAATACACATTCACAAATTAGTAGAATGACTATTGGTCAATTAGTAGAATGTATTGCATCAAAAGAAGCAGCGATTAATGGTCATTTTGTAGATGGTACACCATTTAATGATTATGATATAAAAGAAATACCACAAGTATTAGAAAAATTAGGATATTCTCCTCATGGTACAGAAGTAATGTATAATGGTTTAACTGGTAAAAAAATAGAAGCAGAAATATTTATAGGACCAACCTATCAAATTAGATTAAAACATATGGTTCAAGATAAAGTTCATGGAAGAGCCAGAGGACCAAGACAAGCATTAACTCGACAACCATTAGAAGGCAGAAGTCGGGATGGTGGATTAAAAATAGGCGAGATAAATTATTTGTCTCAGTTATTGTGTAAAAGACAATAGCTAGTTCGTTATTCAATAAGAATAACGGGCGACACTTTCAAATTGCGGGGACGTCCTCTAGTTTTATATTACTACTTATTTTTGGAAACATTTATAAGGATCTCAGTTAATAGCTGATCTCGAGTAAAAAGATATAAAATAGGATAATCCGCAGCCAAGCTTCTAAGGTTTAATTAATTTTGAATTATGAAGAAGGTTCAACGACTAAATGTTAGTGGGCTTTAAAAATAATATTTTTATTGCTTAAGATATAGTCTAGTCTCATCAGTAATGATGTCTGTATTCGGGGATTAATAATCAACAAAGTACAGATTTAAATCGCAAGATTTAAAAGTAGTAACGGGAAAAAGATGCAATAGTAGCTCATGGAATGGGTCAATTTTTAAAAGAAAGAATGATGGAAACATCAGATATAACTAAAATATATGTATGTGATGATTGTGGATTATTTGCAAGTCGTGTAATTGACAAAGAATATTATATATGTAAATCATGCCATAATACAACAAGAATATCTGCAGTTGTAATACCGTATGCATGTAAATTATTATTTCAAGAATTAATGGCAGTAAATATATTACCAAGAATAGAAACAGAAAAATCGGTTTATAGTTATGATGCTTAATTATTATTAATCTTTTATTTTATTATTTTATTATTTTATTATTTACTAAATTTCAAATGTTTTCACCATAGTTCAAACGTTTTTACTAAATTTCAAATGTTTTCACCATAGTTCAAACGTATCATTTTTATTATATTTAATAGTTGGTAACTCTTCAGTAAAAGAATTATATTCTTTAATTTGATCTTCCATTTTCTTTTCTTTAAAATTTTTAGGATTTATTGGTTGTAGTTTGAAAGCTGAATCTAAACTAGAAAATCTATCAGTTGTAATTCCACCACCATCAACATATAAATTATTATCACCATATGCAATATCTAATAAAGTATAATTACTATTTACATTATAGCTAGATAATTCCATATTAATATTTGATTCAATTAATTGATCACTAAATTCACCATTATTAATTCGTTCTTCAAATTTAGTATTAAAATCATCATTAGATTGAAAGTTCTCATTAATAATATTAATTTCATTATTTCTTTTTTCTAATAATTTATTAAATTTATTTTTAATATCATCATCCGTTACATTATGATTTTTAATATGTTTTTTTTCTAATTCTTTAAATTTAATTTGAAAATCAATAGCACATTCTTCTTTAGATTTATCAATTATTCTACTTGATGATAAATTATTAAATTTTTTTTTTAAACTTTCATGTGTATCTTGTGATTCTAAAAGAAATTTATCATAACTTTCACGATTTTCATTATTAGTTAAAATTTGATTAGCTGTCATAATATGTTGATAAACTTCATCATCAATATTAGAATTTTTATCAGGATGAAAATTCATTATTAATTTTCGAAAGGCTTTTTTAATTTTAATGATATCAGCTGTTTTATCAATACCAAGTATATCATATAGATTATATTTTAATTTATTAAAATCGACTGTTACAAGACTCATTATAAATTAAATATATATATATTTTTTAAAAAAACGATTAATATTTTTAATTATATACTGTTATATAATATGAAAAATAAAATAGACAAAATAACAGCTAGTATCTTATATGCATCATACTTTGATACTATTGGATTTAAAAATGGCGAATGGGAATTTAATTATAGTCGTAGTATAAATAGTATGAATGATGTAATGTATTCTAGTTATACATTAATTCATCATTTTATGTCAATTGGAGGCTTTTCTAAATTAAATATTATAAATTGGAAATCAAGTGATGATACAATATTATTAATGGCAACAACTGAAGCTTTAATTAATGGTGGTACAGAAATGGATTTTATAAATAGTTATATTAAAGTTTATGATGATTTATTAAATCCAGCTATTTATAGTGGAAAACAAACTTTAAAATCAATTAGTTATTTAAAAAAAATAATACAAAAGAAAAAAAATTCATATTTAGACATGATACCATTTGATCATTCAATGGGTGGTAATGGTGCCGCTATCAGAACCGCACCAATTGGTATTTATTATGCTAATGATATTGATAAATTAATTGAATGTTCTATAATTTGCTCTAGATTAACACATAATATACCTATTGGATATCTCGGTGGATTAATTAGTGCACTATTTGCCGCATATGCATATAATAATATAAATTCATGGTTATGGATAGATAAATTATTAGAATTAGTTAGATCAAAAAAAATTATAAATTATATAAATAGTACTGATATTGGAACCAAACACGATGAACAAATTAATCAATATTTTTCAATTTGGTTTAAATATAAAGAAAAACGATTTGATGATTTAATAAGTATTAGAAGTAAAGCAGAATTTATATTTCCACTCGAAAGATTGAAAAGTTTATCTAATTATATAGTTGCAGCTAGTGAACAACAAGCTTATTATATCGGTGCATCTGGTTTAGATTCTGTTTTATATGCATATGATTCATTAGTTATGTCTTTAGAATTAAATGATAAACTAGAAATAAATTTAAAAAATCCAAAATATATTTTAGATTCATTAATATTTTTTGGATGTTTACATATTGGTGATTCTGATTCAACAGGTGCTATTTTAGGATATTGGTATGGAATAATAGATAGTTTAATTAAAAATCCTAATTTAGAAAAATTAGAGCATTATAATAAATTAGTTAAATTATCTAAATCATTTTCCAATAAAATTAGTTAATCCTTCAACAGTTCTTGGACCGTTATAAAATTCAACTTTATTAGTTGTAATATTTTCTTTAAGAACTGTTGGATAGCCTCGTAAATCAAATTTATTACATAAATCATTATTTTTTGAATCATCACATTTAACATCTATAATTTTAATATTTGGATCATTTATTTTATTGGAAAATTGATCCCATACAGGTTGAAATCTAACTGAATAACCACATGACTTGGTATTAAAATTATAAATATTAATTTTATCAGATGATGTATTATTAGATGATGTATTATTAGATGATATATTTAATTCTTGTTTCAAACCTTGAACAGTTCTTGGACCAGTATATTGTTTCCAATTATTATTATAAGCTATAATAATTGTTGGAAATCCTTGAATATTATATTTATTTATTAAACTATCGTTATTATCATCCGAATTAACATCAACTGTTTTTATATCATTTGATAATGCTGATTTTTTAAATTCGTCCCATTGTGGTTTAAAAGTTTTGCAATGGTGACACCATGGAGCATAAAATAAATATACGGTAATAGTATTTGAATTTTGATCAATATTTTGATCAATATTTTGAAAATTATTTTTTTGTGAAAAGAATTCATTTAAAAATAAAAATATTAAAAAAAAACAAAAAAATATTATGATTATATTTTTCATTAAAATAATATAGAAAATAAAAATATTAAGTTTTTTTTTCTAAGTCATAATATACTTATAATGGATATAGATAAACTTGCAATTGATCACTTGACCAATTTTTTGGGTCACACAGAAGATAAAGAAAGAGTAGAGCTTTATTTATCAATTCTTGATATGAAAATGACTGGTAACGATGTTGATTTAATAATTACTGGAGATGAAGATCTATTGGAACCTGAATTATATGCTAGTAAACATGCTTGTTATATAGAATGGATCTTGTTTTTTTTACAAGTTCTCAACAGATTGAGTGAAAAAAAATATCCAAAACCAGTACCAGCATCAGTAACAACAACATTAGGTGAACCAACACTAGCAGGTGGAGCAACACCAATAACACTAGAATCAAAAAGTATTCTAAATAAAAGAACTAGTGGTTCTAATAATTTTGCTATATCTAATGTAGACCCTAAAAAAGTTATTGAGGCTATTAATTTTTTTGGTACTTCAGATCCTAAATTCACTTATATACAATTGGGTAGAAAGATAATTGAAACATTATTGGAAAGCGTAGAAGGTGGCAAACTTAATGATATTAATACTTGGAAAAATATCACTGGATATACATTTAAGAATTTTGTTGTAAATACCATCATCAATAATCTAATAAAATTAAGAACTTTAACTGTCACGGGTATTCTCAAAGATATCTCTACCGGATCTTCAACTTCAAACGTTATACAAATACAAGATATTAGACAAACGTATTCTAATGGCAAATTATCTACTATTATATCAGAAATAAAAACCAATAATTTTATAGTAGACTCTCTAAATCAACTAATAACATATTTTATGTTAGTAACTTACTCTATGGGTGATGATCTAGAAGTAAATAAATTTTTTAATATTTATGATAAAAAACTATTATTTGCTTTTTCATACAACCGTAATCTCTTTTCTACAGTAGCTGTTAATGTTGACAATGATATGATAAAAGAATTAATGGAAACTTATACTGCTGGTTTTAGTTATGATAAGGTTGGTAGACATGTTGCACATGTTTTATTAGGAAAAGTTGTAAAATCAGTATCAGCAAATGATACTTATTTATCTGATTTCTGGTCACACCAATATGAAGTAGAACAAAAATATTTTAGAGATTCTTCCGATAAAAGTAAACTTTACAGAATTGATAAAAATGGTAATATGATTGATGTTACTATTAATTCTGAAAATATTAAAAAAGCAAAAGATGAAAACTGTTATGGAATCAAAGTTAAAGAAACAGATACTCTTAAATGTAAAGATTTACTAAGTAAATGTTTATCATCTGATGACACTGGTAAAAATATTAAAGATTGTCAAACATTCTTCAAGGCATCTGATTTTTGGGAAGTAATTAAAGAAGAAATCTTGGAAATGAAACCAATACAATTTGAACTTATTTTAAAGAGTTTTGGATTTAAAACAGAAACTAAAAAAGTAGCAGGAGTAGATTATACCTTTTATGAAAGTTATGCTACATGGTTAAGTAGATTAAATTCAGACTATAAAACATACGGTTTAACTGAATCAGAATATAATAATATTAAAAATAATAGTAAATTAGGAGCATATTTAAGTACTTTAGTAAGTGTATTTAATAATAATCTTCCAATTTTAAATGACAATTATAGTAATGGTACAGTTGTTAGTAACGAACCATCCTATTTAAATAGCATCGGTGTTCAAACTAGATACTCTACACAATCACCACAATCTATCAACACATTACCATCACAAATACTTCAAACTACTCGATTAATGAGTGATAATATTGCTTCATTACAACAAAAATTCTTTTATACTTTTCGCCTCGATAATCAAGGTGGATTAATTGTTAATAATATACCAGTTACATCAAACAATGGTTTCTTTAGTGTTATTTCACCTTATGCACCCACTGGAATGATGATCGGAGGTGGACAAGTAGTTGTTAATAGTATAAATTCTTATAACAGTGTTAAAACAGATCTTAAACCACAAGCTAAATTGGTAGAATTATTAGTTAAATCATTAGAGAGTAAATTATCAGCAATTGGTAAAAATATCGGTGTTGCCGATAAAAAAGCTTTATATGATGAAATTACTAAATTTAAAGAAGCCGAAACTAAATTAGTAACTATTGTTAATGTTTTAACTACATATGTTGATTTATTAGTATCACTTAGACATGTCGATAAAGAGCAAACTTTAACTATTGACCATATTAAAGAATTTATTAAAAAGAGAGATTCCGCTTTTAATAAATATAATATTAGATTTAATAATATTAATGATTTACTAATAGCTTTTCGTAATCAAATGATTGATGCTCAAGATCAACAAGCCACACCAGTAACTTCTGGTCTTAAAATTTAATTATATTTTATCAAAAATTAAAATTTCCATAAATTTATTTAATTAAATATTTTTTATTTAATTAAACAAATATTTTCTTAAAGTAAATAATGGGATATGGTATTATAACACTTACATCGGTTGGTAGAGAAAATATTTATTTATCTGCTCAACCAGAAATTACATATTTTAAAATAGCATATAAAAGATATACTAATTTTTCTATAGAAACAGTAGCACAATATTTTATAAATAAACCTGATTTTGGTAGAAGAGTAACCGTTAATATATCAAAAAATGCTGACTTGTTACATCAAATTTATATTTATATTGTTTTACCAGATATAACAAAATCAAGTGCTACAAATTTACCTACTGATGTAAAACAATTTGCGTGGATAAATAAAATCGGATTAGGTATTATTAATTTAATTGATTTAGAAATTGGTGGTGTTATAGTAGAAACAAATTATACTAATTGGCTTAATATATGGTACGAATTAACAACACCATATGGTAAAAGAAATTCATATAATAAAATGATTGGTAATATTGATTTATTAACCAATTTCTCAAATGGAAAATTATCATATGGATTAAATATACCATTAAATTTTTGGTTTTGTCAAGATTCTGGTTTAGCATTACCATTATGTGCACTAGTTCATAATGATATAAAAATTCATGTTGAATTTAATAATTTTAAAAATACTTATATTGAAACACCCACTAATTATATTCAAGTTTTAGAAACAATTTGTTTATTTGAAGTAGGTGAATTAATCAAACAAAATGTTAATGGTAGTATAGCAATAGGTAAATTTGTTTATTATGATAATATTAATCAATATATATATTATTATAAATTAGCTAATGATTTTATTATTCCCTCAACACCAGATTTAATTTCTAGATATACAATTACTGGATCTAACACTGGCTATACCTCAAATATTAAACCTAATAGTTTAGTAATTATAGATCAATCATATTTTAGATTTAATACACCATCTCTAACAACTGCATATTTATTAGTAAATTATATATATTTAGATAATGAAGAAAGATTTATATTTATAAATAATAATCACAAATATTTAATTCCAATAGTTCAAAATATATCACAACAAATATATGCTTCAACAAATATTGCTTATAAAATACCATTTTGTAATCCTGTAAAAATAATATTTTGGGCTGCACAATTATTAGCTAATATAAATTCTAATGATATTTATAATTATACATCATATCCATTAACAGAAACTCGCGATAATATTATTTTATCTGAAAATATTATATTAAATTCAATTAATCGTATGGAAATGAATTCTATTGAATTATACACTAATTTACAACTTTATTTAAATAAATTTGTATCATCAAATACTTTTTATAATGTTGATATTACTGGTATAAATTTATTTTCTTTATCATTAGATCCATTAAATTATCAACCATCTGGAAGTTTAAATTTTTCAGAAATAGATGATGCATATATTCAAATGCAAATAAATAATAAAATTAATCATCAAAATAAAATTGCAATAAATGGTTATGCTATTCAATATAATTTATTGAGAATTACAGATGGTCTTGCTGGCTTAACTTTTTATTTATAATTTAGTATAATTAGTTGCGTTAAAATAATAAATTATTAATATTTAATTTAATGGATATAATTTTAGGAATAGATTTTGGTACATCAAATACTGTTGTTTGTTATTATGATAATAATAAAGCAAATATATTATTAGATGGCAATTTTAAAGTTATAAAAACTAAAATTGGTATTAAAAATAATATTTATACATGTGGTAATTATTTAAGTTTAGATAATGACCAATTAATTTATAATTTTAAAACAAATATTGGATACAATAATGAATCTGAAGATTTTTATTTATTGATTTTTTTTGATCATATTAAATCAATAGTTAAAAAAAAATTTAAAGATACTACAAATTTTAAAACAGTAATAACCGTTCCATCAAATTTTAATGATATCCAAAGAGAAATTATAAAAAAAAATTTTATTAATGCTGGTTTTAATATTATTAGAATTATTAATGAACCAAGTGCTGCAGCATTAGCTTATGGTTTAAATTTAACAGATATAAATGATAAACAAATTTTAGTTTTAGATTTAGGTGCTGGTACATTAGATATTTCAATATTAGTAAAAGATGATAATTTTTATGAAGTATTATATAGTGTCGGATTAAATAATCTCGGTGGAAATAATTTTACACAAGTAATATATGATTTTATATTGAAACAAATAAATATATCTGATATCGAATTATATAATAAAATAATAAATAATCAAATATTAGAAAATAAATTATGGTATATTTGTCAAAATGCTAAAGAAAAATTATCGTGGCTTGAAAATTATGAAATTAAATTTGAAACTTTTAGTTTCATTTTAAATATTACAAAATTTGAAAATTTATCTAATGTTTTATTAGATAAATTTACTAATTTATTAGATGAAATTAAAATAAATTTTAATCAATTAAATTATATAATAATGGTTGGTTTATCCACTAAAATACCAATTATAAAAAATATAGTTCAAAAAATATTTAATATTAAACCGTGGTCTCATCCAAATTTAGAATCCGTTGTTGCAGAAGGTGCATGTTTATATGGTGCTATATTGGAAAATGTTTTTAAAATAAATGAAAATATAATGTTATTAGATATATTACCATTATCTTTAGGAGTTGAAACAGCCGATGGTAATTTTTCAATTATAATACCAAAAGATACACCAATACCAGTTAAAAAAACTAATAAATATACAACTGATTCACCTGAATTAAAAAATGTTATAATAAAAGTTTATCAAGGCGAAAGATTAATTGCTAATAAAAATACATTAATTGGAGAATTTATTTTTGATAAATTATCTACTGGTGGTAAACCACAAATTGATATTACATTTAATGTAGATAGTAATTCAATTATAACAGTAACAATTACTGATAAAAAATCTGGTAATGAAAAAAATATTTTAATTAAAAATATCCCTAAATTAAATGAAGAAGAAATAAAATCTATTATAGATAATGCTAATATAAATAATAAAATTGATGAAGAAGAAATTATTAGATGTAACCGAACTTATTTATTAAATAATCAAATTGAATTAGCTATTAATAATGTTACAACAAATAATTTATTAGATGAAGAAAGAAAAAATCAAATATTAGCAGATTTATTAAATATTGAATCTAAAATTAATAATTCTGATAATATTAATTTATTAAATATGTTAAACTATATAGAAGATAATTATTCAAATTTAATTAAAAATAATACTAATGATGAAACAGATAATTTAGAAGAAATAAGTTTATTGAATGAATTAAAATTTGATCTGCAAAATAAAATAATTTTATTATTAAATAAAAATCCCGAATGGAATGAATACTTAACTCCAATTTTAGAAAAATTATTATTATCAAATATAACTCTCGATTATATTCACGATAAATTAGATATTATTAAAGATTTAGAAAATATAGATGACGATAATTGTATTGATTATTATGATCAATATAAAAATGTTTGTTTATTTATTAAAACACAAATAGAAGAAGGATTAATTGAATTAAATAATATGGATGAATTAGTTAATTTAATTAATTCTTCATTAATTTTAATTCAAGAAAATGATTCTAATATTAATTGGGAAGAAGAATTTAATAAATTTAATTTAAAATGCGAATCAATTAAATAGTAGCATTAATTGTTGTTGGTTCAACTACATCTGATTTTTCAGATTTATCTACACCAGTACCCTTTTTAATTTTAGTTAAATGATTTTTATATTGTTTTATAATAGTTCTCTCTTCACCTGATGTCGCTTTAATCTTATAAGTAATTGCTTCATCCAATTTAATTCTTTTACCTTTATATGCGTAGGTTGAACGCTTTGATCCACGTGTTGATTCTTTAATATGGAATATTATTTCTTCACCATTAATATTTGTATTATCATTATTTCTAAAATATTTTGACAACGCTTTATTAGCAGCTTGATATGGAGTCAAACCCGTAAATCTACCTGTAAAATCAACATCATTTGGTAGTTGAACCTTAAATGATCGTGTTTTATTATCATCATCATTTTCATTAATGGTTTCTTCTGATATCTTTTTAGATCTACTTTTTGTTAGTGTTACTGTTTCTGTTCCTGTGCCAGTTTCAGTTTCTGTAACTGGTACTTTCTTTGCTCTACCTTTTGATTTAGATTCTGGTTTTGTAACTGGGTCCGTTTTAGATTCGTCTTTAGATATTTTAGATTCTGTTTTAGATTCTGCTTTAGATTCTGATGTTGGTTTTCCTTTAGCTTTTTTAGTATCTGCTTTCAAATCTGTTTTAGCATCTACTTTAGTATTAGAATCTACTTTAGTATTAGAATCTACTTTAGTATTAGAATCAGCTTTAGAATCAGTTTTAGTATCTGGTTTAGCTTCCATATTAGCTTTCGTTTTAGCTTCTGATTTTACCACTTTTTTAGCTTTCTTACTATCTGTACCACCTGTTAAAATATCTGGTTCAGCAACTGGTTCAGCAACTGGTTCAGTTGTTGATTTAACGAGTGGTTGACTTTCTGTAACTTGTTCTGTTGACAAAACAGTATTATTTGTTTCAAGTGTATTATCTGAAATTTCTTCAGTACTCTTTTTAGTTTGACTCTTAGTTTTATTTACCATATATATAATAATATATAATATTATTTTTTTAAATCAAACACACTTTATATTTTATATGCGTCCAAACTCTTTTTATATAGCTTTCTTATATTTTTAATAATTAATAAATTTATTATAATATATTTTCTATTTAAACATAATGGAAATAAATCAAGAAAATATCAAATATTATAAAATTTTTAACATTGAAACAAAGTATAACGAAATAACAAATCAAATTTATAATTTATCTGATCATATAAAATATTTAGATTCAATATATTATATAGATGAAGAACAAAAAAACAATATATTAATTAAATTATATAACTTGAATAAAAATATAAATAATTCTTACAATAATATTATAATTACAGAATTAGAAAATATTGATCATAATAATAAATTTAATTCACTAATTAATAGTATTACTATATTTGAAGATAAATCAAATTTAAAATTATTATCACCGCTAAATAATTTTTTTTTTAAATCTGAATTATTTAAAACAGAACAAACTAGTATTTTAGAAATAATAAATTTAATAGGATATTCAAATTTATTAGAAGCATTATATATAAATAATATTAATTTATCACCATTATTATTAAATTTAATAAATGAAATAAATGATATTTTTATACCAACAAAAATTAGTATATTTAATTTATTAAATTTTGATGAAAAAGATTATTATTGGAGAACACCAAATAATTATCATTCTAATGATATATTACAATTAACACGTGAATTATGGATAAAAAAAACAAATGGTGATAAATCATATTATAAAATTGAAGGTATATTTAAATCTGATATATTATGTGTAAAAATAAAAACATGTTATAAAAAAGCATCTTATTTATTTGAAAAAAAAAAGAATATAATGAAAGAATTAGAAAATCATGATATTAATAAAATTTTTATAATAA